CCTATCTGTTGATTGAACACCCCCTGAACTTGTGCTATTTTCTAAGTCCCCAAACACAGTGTTGTTTAACTCTAAAAAGTTAGTTGCAAAGAATGTTTTAGGTGCTACATTTCTGAATGCAATTTCTTCATAAGGCGGAGCAAAATCAATAGAGCCACTTTTAGTATCTACATATTCAGATATATCAATTGTATTACCACCTGCATAATAACTGTCTAAAGTCTGCACCATTATCTTGCCATCTTCCTGAACAAAGGCGGTTAAATTAAACATTTTAAATAGACTTGTAAGGTATGGTAAAACACCCATCTTTGGCATTTGGTCGCTTACTATTATTTTATCTAAAACACCTGTTGGTGCTACTGTATCAATGTAAGAAGAAAAAGTATTTTGTTCAGGATATGGTTCGTATTGGTCGGGTATTGTTTCGACTAAATTTAGTTGTACCTCGCAAGTAAAAGAAAAACTTGCAGATGTTGATTCCACTACAAATCTGTAACTACTAAACTGATTATTTGTTCCTAAATTGTTTTGATATATAAAATGAGTAGTAGTTCCATCTGCCGCTAAATCTGCTGCTGAATTTATTACAACTGTTTGCCCTGTAACATCTTCTACTGAAATACTAAACGTGCCACCTCCTGCACCTATTACCCTAAAAATATACCCAAATGATGCAGCTTGGTCGTAGCCTGTTTTAGGTTTTATAGTCCAAATACCATTTACAATTTCACTATTAGAACAACTACCTGATGTACCCCCTGCACTTTGCGAACTGTAAGTGTAGCAAAATGGGTTCCAACTTTGACTTGCAGGTTGGGTCATATCGTTTATTACAATTCTATAAACCTGCTCACCTGTGTAATCTTTACCTGCCAAACCTTTTTCCCTTGCCAACCAAAGATACATATTGTCGTAAATCTCATTATAGTCGGCACTCGTATTATCAATGTTAAAAAAACTTTTCCCTGTTCTTTCAAAGATAAGTCCATTACCATTAAATCGTTGAGCAGTATAGTTTTCTACTTGGTCAATTATAGTAGATAATTTAAGTGCAGGTTTTAAATCTGTGAAATCTACTCCGTGATTCTTAGTTCCTGTGCCGGGTGATTTGTAATGTAAGTTTCTTGTATCAGCACCTTCTGTTGCAGTGTCAAAATAAAACCTTTCTGTATGTGAAATTAAAGGGTATATTATATCCCCATTCGCAAGGCTTGTAGTTAGTCCTGTTTTTACAGTTGCAATATTATAATCAGTATTAAAGGTTGTAGAGGATTCATATATATTCTGTAATGTAACCTCTTTTAATTTCTTTTTTAAATCAACTGTTTCTCCAAAGAAAGTAATCTTATAATTGTCAGGTCTGTTCCCTTTCATTGAAACACCATTCAAGGCAATATATCCCTTTCTAAATAAAAAAGAGTTTAAATATATTTCAGCAGATTTTTTATCATTTGCATTAAATCCATTTTCAATATTAAAATTATAATAGTGTTTAAATATTTTGTTGTTTGTGGAACTTGCAGGAACGGAAAAACTCTTAGAAAAATCCGTAAAGATAGAACCGATGTCTTTTACATTCTGAATGGTTTGAGTTAAAGAAACACTTTCGTCTTTAAATAATTCAATCCTTTCCCCCTCGATATATAGTATTACTTTTTGCATTTACCTTATGTTATTTATATAGTCAAAAGCATCTTCAAATTGTATAGTGTATTCTATTAGCCTGTCATTTACAGATGTTTTAATTTCCATATTTGAAGTCTTTACAATTACAGGAACTTGTGTAGTAGTTCCATTTGCTTCAATCGTTTTTTCAATCCAAACGTACTCACTTAATAATAGCTGCTCAAAATATTCAACTGCAAATTCAGGATAATAACCTGAACTTAAAGTTTGAGATTGTAAGGCTTGAGTATTAAATATCTTTTTAGAAGCATTTTTTAATCCGTATGCCGTATTACCTCCTACTAAAACCAACGTATTTGAACTGTAATCAGTACTTGAAGTATTTAGCTTTTTAGATTTTTTTAAGAAGAACCACAAGTCTTGCTGAACTCCAAACTTATTTATAAAAATAACCTTTGTACCTATTCCATATTTTGTGCAATCAATTCTTTTAACTATCAAATCATTTCCTGTTCCTGAATTAGGAAAGTTTACAGTAGTACTTGAGCCTGTATAAGTTTGGTATCCTATTGAATTTGTTGATGAAACATAAGGTATTTTTCCACTCTCATTTTCAGGTACAAATATTTCGTATCTACTTTTTGAATAATCTTTTGATATTAACCAAGCAGGAGTAGAATTTAAAAATGGTAGTGTAGGATTGACACCTTCTAAAAAAGTTCCGTATGCTTCAAATCCAACATCAGAGGAGGTTATTGTTGAGCCTACTATTGTTCCTGTGGCATTCGCTCCTGAATACTTTGTGATTACTGTACTGATTGCAACTGTTTGCGCACCATAACCTGATGCATAAGTGATGTTTAAGTAATCTCTTGAAATCTCTGATATATCAAATGATGCGGTTTCCCCTTGAGCCACGTTTTTTACAATCCTATAAATTAAAACTGTATTGATTGAAATATCAAGTGATACAGAAAGAACACCCGAAGGTATTAAAGTGGATTTGAATTGTGGGTTTCTTAAAGCTAAATTTGCCATTGTTTATTTTTTTTGTCCGAATATTATTTGTTTCTCTATGTCCAAAGCAAATGCTTCTATAAGGTCATCAGGGAGGTCGTACGCTGCCTTATTAAATGGCTTGGTAAAGAACTCGTTTCCTTTTAATCCTTGAGCAAATATGCTCCTCTGTAAAACAAAACCCATACTTATATTACTACCCTTTGCATACTGTCCCTTTTTATTCCTGAACCTTATGTTTTTTTTCTTTGCCCAATCTGCCAACATCTGCATAGGTGGCATTTTGTTTGTGTACCTGAACCTACTTGTGGGTGCTTTTTGATATCCACCTTTAACCAAACTTGGATTTGAACCCCTTACTCCTTCATCTACAAATTGCCCATAGCTTTCCATTAAGAAGTCTAATAGGAACAGATTTTTTTCAACATCTAATTCATAAGATATAGAATTGTAAAGAGCACCATTGCCTTTGTCATCTTTGCTTAAATTAGACTTAGCCTGTTGCACTACATACTTTGCATACTTTTCTGCTACCTCTTTTAAATTCTTGTAGTCCATTAACAGATTAAAATATCATTGTAAACTAAAACCTCCATCGTGCAAGTCCATCCTGCTAATTGGTTTTCAAACCTATCGTAAAAAGGTGTCATAGTTGAACTACCTTCCACTTGGTACATATCAGTATATAAATCTCCCATTCTTAATCTTTGGGTCAGCTTATTTACAACCGCAAGTTGAGTGTTTAAAATATCCTGCAAGTTGTTGTTTCCTATAAATATATCTTCTGTTTTTTCTTTGGATTGGTTTACAATATCACAGGCTAAAATACTTATGTTAAACCTCAGCACCCTTTGGTCATCAGTTACACTATTTATTATTAAATGTGATAAAGGAAATATATCTTGCTTGTTTAGGTTTACATCTGTAATGTCCCCTGTTGTTACAGTATTAACATTTACATCTTCTAACAGTGCAGTTTTAATTTCTTGTGTAAGTTTGTAAAAACCTCTAACTCCTTCGTTTGCCATTACTTAAATTTTTTCTTCATTTGTTTATCTTCTAATTCACTTTTGTCCTTCATAAAACTTAACATCATAAAGCACTCGTGAAAGTTTAATTTAATGATATCTTTAAATCTTGTAATATCCCCTTGAGCGATTCCGTAAATACTTTGGTACCATCCCCATTTGCTTGAGAATTGAGAAACTGAATCAAGACTTCGTTGTCCTCCTGACTGTCCAAATAGTTCGTCATAGTTTGCGATAATTCCAACCCTAAATTCCACAAAAAAAAAATTGATGACAAGACTGCATCCATTGGCATATCCAAAATTGCTTCTGCATTTTCTAAATTGTGCTCCTCTATACTATACCTATCTTTTAAGGAAACTAAAATTGGTCTATAAAGTACATTCATAGCTTTTTCAATATTATCCCAATCACCAATGTAAGTGTCAAGTTCAATGTATTCCCCCAAGCCTAAGTCGTGGAGGTTTGGATGAAAGCCATAATTAACACCTTTTAAGGCAAACTTTTTTACAAGTGAAGGCTTAGTATCAAACATCTCTGTTAGCTTCCCTGTAATCTCCTCAACATCACTAACCTTTAAAAGCATTACCTTTGTAAGTTCCGCATTGCAGAATATCTCAATCATTTTAGCGTTCAGGAACAAAGTTTCTTTTGTGTTATCTTGAACTGTAAGAAACCTTTTATACTGCCTTAATGTAATCTCATTTAACGATGTAGGAATTTTTAGATTCAATTTCATATTTATATAACGTGTTTAAATTATGTTTTTACAAAAGTAAAGGTACAAAAAAAATGCATCCGTTTCTGAATGCATTTCTAATCGTTTGATTTATAATAGTTTTTTACCTCATATCTGCTTCGTAACAGGTAGATGAACAGAAATCCTTATCTGTATCTATCTCAGTTCCACAAGTTCCGCATTCGCCACCTTTTCTATCTATTGGGTTTATATCATCGTACCATTCCATAATTATATAACTTTAATTGTTCCGTTTGCAAAGTGCTCACATATTATTCCTGTTGGCAATACTACAACCAATGTAGGCTTGATGTTTAATTCTATTAATTTTGCTTTGATAATTCTTTTAAGTCCTTTCATAATGTTCTGTTTTTAAATAAATTTTTGAGTTTTTAATACTTTGATAATTCCTTTGATAAGGTCAAAGCGTTCACCTACTGTATAAACTCCTTTGTAAAAATCTGTGTCAATCTGTTCTAATGTTTCAATTAATTCTTTCATCTGTTTTGTTTTAATAGGGGTTTTTACACCCCATTATTATTTAGTTATTATTTAATTTTAGCCAAAGTTTGCTATATAAAATATATTCAAAATTATTCTCTAAAACAAAAAGAGTGTAATATCTGTTTACCATTACATAATTTATCTTATCTGTAACTGTTTTTATTTCGCCTTTAGAGCCTTTACACTCATAAGTAAAATTTTGCCCTTTGTTATAAGTACCCCAATCATTTGTCCAACTTGTTTTCATAATATTCTGTTTTAAGTTCCCTACAAAGATAAAACATATTTAGTTATAAACAAAACATTTAATAAGTTTTTTTTAAGAAATTAAATATTTACCTCTATTTGGGTTTTGTAATTGATATGAAATCGCATACCTGACTGCATCCAAAAGGTGGTTCCAAGAATCTTGTGGAGTTTTAGATTTCTTTTCAAGCCAAGAATAATTGTTTAGTTCTTTGATTAAATTAATACTGTTTTCTTCTATGATTAAATCGTAATCCTGAAGCAATGAAATTCCGTATGTAATTGAACCCTGTCCTTTTATAGATTTGACTATGTTACAACCTTTTGATTTAAGTTCGTGTAAAAGTCGAGGTTCAGCAGAATCACCTACAATTAAACCATTCTTAGCGTGTTTTAAGTTAAGTACTGCAATCTCTGATGTAGTAAGAGCCTTTAAGTAAAAGCATTCTTTTAAATAGATTATTTTGTTTACTGTGTCGATGTTAGTTTCTACAAGCGTATTTTCATCTGAGGCAAATCCGTAATCTTGACCAAAGACAGAAACACCTACTTCTTTAAAAGCACCTATTTTCCAATTGTTAAATATAACACCCTCCGCTTTGTTTAGCCAACCCCCAAGCATTTGATGTTTATACTTTTCGGGTCGTCTTTGTTTTATGTTTTCTATCTGCTCTAAATAGCTTTCAGATAGATTTTCTTCATTGTCTAAATATGTGGTGTGTATATAAGTAGTATTTCCTTTTGTTAAGTTTGAACTTGGTGGCACTCCTTTATCTTCAAAGAATCTTGAGTATATAAAATGTTCCTTAGTTGTTGGGTTCAAGATTAATATAAC